GCACTTGCTAGAACTGATTTAGAATAAGATTGTTTTTATTTAACAGAATATAAGATATGTTAAATATACGAGGGTGCCAGAGATTAAAAAACACCCCCCCTCCTAGATTAAAAAACACCCCCTCCTACATCATAGAATTCCACCCCATACCCACTAAAAGAAAGGACCCTCCCTAAATGAATACCCCCCAAGAAAGACCAGACCGGAGTGGTCCTCACCGAGTCGCCTTTGAAAAGAATAAGAAGAATATTCTTAAAACAAGAAATACTTGTGGGATTTGTGGACTACCAGTAGACAAGTCATTGAAGTATCCACATCCTTTGTCACCAGTCATTGACCACATCATTCCGATTAATCGGAACGGTCATCCATCAGATATCAAAAACCTACAGCTTGCGCACTGGCAGTGCAATAGACAGAAGTCTGACAAGCTTTATGCTGATGATAAAACAACAAGTACAACTGTTGTTGGTAACAGGAACTTGCCACAATCGAGAGATTGGACAAAATATAAATCTTAATAAAATAAAAAATATAAATCTTAATAAAATAAAAAATATAAAATTATTTTTTTAAGAAAGATATAAATTAACAGAATACTAGATTTTTAGAAAAATGTAATGTATGAGGAAAGTCCTAGTTAAGGATAGGGGGGTGTCCCCCTCCCACTAGGCGCTCGAGGGCTTCACACCGTCACTGTACATTTTTTTTCGCGCCAAATCATCACAAGAAAGGAGAACGGTTTGGAACTAAGAGGAATTGACTATCTCAGGAGGAAGTTGACTCTCTATCAAGGGAGAGTTAATCTGAGATATAAACATTATGCGATGCAGCACCATGAATCACCGTTAGGAATCACAATTCCTGCTCACATCCGTGTAAAATATAAATCTGTACTTGGATGGGCAACAAAAGGTGTTGATAGTCTTGCAGATCGTTTGATTTTTAGAGAATTTGCGAATGATGATTTTGGAGTTATGGAGATCTTCAATCGCAATAATCCTGATATTTTCTTTGATAGTGCAATTTTGGCAGCATTAATAGGATCTTGTAGTTTCATCTACATTTCTAAAGGTGAAGATGAAGAAGTGAGATTACAAGTTATTGAAGCTAGCAATGCTACTGGAGTTATTGACCCTATTACAGGTTTGTTGCTTGAAGGATATGCTGTTTTAGCTCGTGATGATTATAATCAACCAACGCTTGAAGCGTATTTTGAACCAAATGCCACTCATTTCATCCCTAAAAATGGAACTCCGTATTCGGTATTAAATGAAACTGGTATTCCGTTGCTTGTTCCTATTATTCATCGTCCAGATGCGGTTCGTCCTTTTGGGCGATCACGAATTACTAGAGCGGGAATGTATTATCAAAAATACGCTAAACGAACTCTAGAACGGGCGGATATTACTGCTGAGTTCTACTCTTGGCCACAGAAATACATTATCGGACTAGATCCAGATGCTGAGCCGTTAGAAAAGTGGAAGGCAACTGTTTCGAGTTTGTTAACTATTTCAGCTAGTGACAATGGCGAAAAACCAAGTATAGGACAATTTACTACAGCAAGCATGTCTCCGTTTACAGAACAGCTAAGAACAGCAGCAGCTGGATTTGCTGGGGAAATGGGATTGACCTTAGATGACCTTGGTTTTGTTTCAGATAATCCCTCATCTGTGGAAGCTATCAAGGCAAGTCACGAGAATCTTCGTCTTGCTGGTCGAAAGGCTCAGCGGTCACTAGGTGCTGGATTGCTAAATGTGGCTTATGTTGCTGCTTGTTTGAGAGATGAGTTTCGTTATGCTAGAAGCCAATTTGTAAGAACCACAGTAAAATGGGAACCATTGTTTGAAGCGGATGCCAATACAATGACTATGATTGGTGATGGTGTTGTGAAGCTAAATCAAGCATTACCGGGTTACATCAATGCAGAAACAATTCGTGATCTTACAGGTATTGCTGGAGATATGTCTGCTAAACCTGTTGTAGAGATTCCACAAACATCGTCTAGTGCTGAATCTGGAGTAGATAAACAGAAAAACAGGATTATTTCAACCTATGAAATTACGTCTCTTTTAAGTAATTACCAAAAAGGTGTTTTATCGAAAGAAAATGCTATTTCTTTGTTAGTCTCAACCGGAATCAACTCTACTGAAGCGGAAGAAATGCTGAATAGAACAAAAATTTTGGAGCAAGTAGATGAATGATGAGATTGATGTACTACCTAAACTTCTGGAAGAAGTAAAAAATGAATTCGAGTTTGCTTATGGTGAAAGTGAGATTATTCGAAATGCTTTCGCTAAACTGAAAGCTAAAAAAGCAACATACAGAACCGCCAATGATTTTGCGATTGAGATTGGTGAAATTCTCTCTAAGGCGCTAGGAGTTTCTATAAGTGCTGACAAGTTACCAGACGGTAAAATGTATTACAATATCGCTCAACGCTTGCTGACGGACGTGCTAGGACGAAATTACGAGCTTGTAAGTGGTTATGCTAGTGATGTCCAGAAGAATTTGAATGATAAAGCAAAAATCGGTCTCAAAGTTCAAGTACCTGAACTAAATAAGGACCGAATAGCTGGCATTGTCAATCGCTTTTCATCTGAGGATAATTTCGAGGATGTCAGTTGGTTGCTAGATGAACCTATTGTGAACTTCACACAGTCTATTATTGATGATAGCATTCGTAAGAATGCGGAATTTCATTACAAGGCAGGATTGCAACCTGAGATTGTCAGAAAATCTTTTTTTCATTGCTGTGAGTGGTGTCAAGAAGTTCAAGGGAATTATAAATATCCAAGAGTTCCGAAGGACGTTTATAGAAGACATCAGCATTGTCGTTGTATTGTAGACTATGATCCTAAAAACGGAAAAATTCAGAATGTTTGGACGAAGAAATGGAATTCTATAGACAAAGAGAGAGTTGAGCGTAGGAAGCTAATTGGTGTAGTGTCTGTTGACGAGCGTGAGCAAAAGCGCTATAATAGGGTTATGAAGAGTAGTGGTGCTGTGTATGGTGCTTGGAATAGTAAGAACGACCCTGATGAAATTCATCGAAGGGCACATGCAGAGCAATATTACGAATCCGTTAGGAAGCGTAATACAGAAAGAGAAATTGTCCGTATAGCTAAGAATGCTGGATTTTCACAAGATGATATCCGATCGGTTTATTTACATGTTTTTGAAAATTACTATGATTTAGAGGGTGGTAAAAAACGTTTTGATCCAGATTATGATATGGCTCAATCGTGGAGTCGTCTCTTTGATGGTAAAAATATCCAAAAGCATGATATAACGTTGCTAAATCATGAACTTATGGAAAGTAAACTCATGGCAAAAGGAATGGACTACGTCACTGCTCATAAGATTACTCAAGAAAAATATGATTACTTGGGTGAGTTGATTAAGTGGCAAATTGAAAGAGGTGATTTGTAATGATTAAACTTGAAAAAATAAAAAATTCTAAAAGCAATGGTTATTTTTATCATCCTGAAAATACTGCTGATGTCGGTATGATTGAAATCAAGGGTGATGAAGTGATTATTGCGGTTGAGTCTAATCGTGACAAAGAACTTGGAGTTCCTTACTATGCAAATAAAGCAAGGGCTGAAGTCCTTCGTTTGCTCAAAGCTGGTCAACTTGTTGATGAGAAATTATTAGCGTGGTATTAATCGTAAGCACTTAGAAAATTCTAGGTGCTTTTATTGTGCTTTAGTTTAGGAGGTGATCCGATATCTCCCAGCGATAGGGTTATCATGCGATGACGATTGAAAGGAAAGTGGAATGGCGAGGAGGAAACTTGGCAATCAGAATCCTACTCAATCGGTGATTTTAAAATACGTCAAGAAAAATTCAAAAGCTAAAGAAGCGATTGAACTTTACGAACGGACAGGTCTTTCTTGCTATGCTTGGCAGAAAAACCTGCTATTGCCTTTGATGGCGGTAGACAAAAACGGTCTTTGGGTGCACCAAAAGTTTGGCTACTCTATTCCTCGACGTAATGGTAAGTCTGAAATCCTATACATATCTGAAATTTGGGCGCTACATAAGGGATTGAACATTCTGCATACAGCGCATAGAATTTCTACATCTCATGCCTCTTTTGAGAAGGTTAAACGATACCTTGAGAAAATGGGGTATGTAGATGGTGAGGATTTTAACTCCATTCGAGCTAAGGGACAAGAAAGAATTGAGCTATATTCAACAGGTGGTGTTGTCCAATTCCGTACCAGAACATCAAATGGTGGTCTTGGTGAAGGATTTGATATGCTAATCATTGACGAGGCCCAGGAGTACACGACCGAGCAAGAATCTGCTTTGAAGTACACGGTAACAGATAGTGAGAATCCTATCACAATCATGTGTGGAACACCTCCTACACCAGTATCAAGTGGTACTGTCTTTACTAAGTATCGTGAGACATGCTTGTTTGGTAAAGGGAAGTATTCTGGTTGGGCCGAGTGGTCGGTTTCTGATGAAAAGGAAATTGACGATGTGGAAGCCTGGTACAATTCAAATCCATCTATGGGTTACCACTTAAATGAGCGTAAGATTGAAGCAGAGCTTGGTGAGGATAAGTTGGATCATAATATCCAGCGTTTGGGATTCTGGCCAACCTACAACCAGAAATCTGCTATTTCTGAAACTGAGTGGAATGAACTCAAAGTGGATGATGTCCCAGAGTTAACTGGGAAGTTATCTGTTGGTATCAAGTATGGCCAAGATGGAACTAATGTAGCGATGAGTATTGCTGCACGTACCAAAGATGGTCGTTTCTTTGTTGAAACCGTCGATTGTCAATCCGTTCGTAATGGGAATGAGTGGATGGTAGCTTTTCTGCGACAAGCTGATGTAGCTCAGATTGTAGTGGATGGTGCAAGTGGTCAAAAGATCCTTGATGAAGAGTTGAAGGAATACAGAATTAAGAACGTGATTCTTCCTACGGTGAAAGAAATCATCGTAGCAAATTCTCTTTGGGAACAAGGTATTTACCAAAAAACCATCTGTCACTCAGGTCAACCATCATTGACTAAAGTAGCCACTAACTGCGATAAGCGGAATATTGGCTCAAATGGTGGATTTGGTTATCGATCGCATTTTGAAGACATGGATATTTCTTTGATGGATAGCGCTCTGCTTGCGCATTGGGCTTGCGCTACGACTAAGCCTAAGAAAAAGCAAAAAATCAGTTATTAAAATCAGCGGTCTAGTGACTGCTTTTTTTGATACCCAAAAATTACCGAACTGCCGGGGAAGCAGGAGAAAGGAGACATGAGAATGTCAGAATTTAAACCAATCACTACACAA